CCTTTTCGCCTGCCGGGAGTCACATTTTTCTGCATATCTGACACTTTGGTTCCCACTACTTATTTGGTGGACACCACTTTGTCTAATTCGTCAGATTCTGACCAGACGGTTCAGGCTGTACGCTTACCTTTTTCTGAATAATACCAATAACGGCGAGTAAGTAGTACGCTTCTTACCTCTTTTTTAGAGATAACCATTATGACAATAGAAAAACATGAAAGAAGCACTAAGGATTTGGTGAAAGCAGCAGTATCGGGATGGCTGGGCACTGCGCTTGAATTTATGGATTTCAAGAGTCATTCAATCTAACTAATTGATAAATAAAAAATTAACTTTTCATCGCTTCGTTATGGGGCATGGTTGGGGCAAACTCGCTTAACTGTGTATTTAACAGCGTTACCTGCGCATTATTATTTTCTGACATCCATTTCCCGTACACCTGAAACACCATTTGCGCATCTGCATGGCCCATCTGGTTTGCAATGAATGCCGGGTTAGCTCCTGCTGTTAACGACCAGCAGGCATAAGTGTGTCTCGACTGATACGATTTGCGATGGCGGATTCCGGCACGCTTTACCGCTGCGTCCCACATCTGCCTTATTGAGTCAACGGTAAAATGGTCACCATAATTTTTTACTTTCGCTGACACTTCAGGTTGAAAAACAAAGGTACATTTTTGTTTCTCTGTTCTGCCGAATTCTCTGAGGTGAACATCGATGATATGCTCTTTGCTCAGTCTCGTTAGTGCCATCTGACTCCGGAGAGCGTCGATTGCGGGCTTAATAAGGTGAATCACACGATTGGTTCCCGCCTGTGTTTTTGGTACTGTAAAACGGTCTTTTGCCAGATTTCTTCTGATTATCATTGTTCCATTTTTCAGATCTATATCTTCCCATCCAAGCGCACAGAGTTCACCAGGGCGAATCCCAGTATAAACGGAAACACACCATAAATTTTTGGCTTGCTGATTTCTGCACGCGTCAATAAGGCGGATAAACTCCTCCCGCGAAAGTGGATCCGGGATGGTTCTCGACCCCTTTAATGGTGAGATCCCCTTAAATGGATTGTCTGCCAGATAACCGTTATCAACACCAAACTGGAACACGGCGTAAAGATTTGTCATGTAATTATTTACGGTAACAGCCGATCTCCCTGGTTGTGTAACAATATAGTTACTTTTGGGGATCTGGTATCCAGTCAGTAACTCTTTACGTACCGCCAGCAATTTTTCTTTATTAATCGATGATGCAAGATTTTTTTCACCGATTATGCTCAGAATATTTTTGATGACGGCACGGTACGTGTTGAGTGACGTTTTTGCGACTTCAGTTTCTTTCAGTGCCAGAAATTTTTCAGCCAGTTCTTTTATGGTTAAATCTTGTCGGGCCTCACCAAATTTTTCCAGATTGTGTGAGGCGGGAAACTGTTTTGCATAGTCGAAAGCGCCAGTTTTTATTGCGTAACAAACAGAGGCGCGTAGCTCACCTGCAATGCGCCTGTTTTTTGCTGTGTCAGGAACCCCAAGATTTTCCCGGACTCTTACACCTTTATAAACAAACCAGATACGTAATTTCCCTCCATGGTTTTCCACGCCTGTCGGATATTTCATTTCAGCTTCTCTCATTGGTTCGTGTTGCTTTTAGTCAAGCAAGATGACGTCTTGGTCTTGCAGATGCCTGGCGCTCAATCCAGCGATCAATTTCTTCCAGGTTGTAAAAGCATGGACTGTTATCCCATGGCATACCGTCATGAGCGACATGCTTATATTCCCTTCCTTCCATAAACGATTTTTCCCGGGCCTTTTTTAACGTACCTTTTTTTATTCCTTTCAGCGCAATTAACTGCTCTTCGGATACCCATTTGCCGGGAGAGACAATCATGATTACTTCGCTCATCGCTTTCTTTATCTCTTACATCAGACGAGCGCCGGTTGCAGAATACCAGTCACAACCGGCGACAGTTGAACATTAAGAATCAGCCTGACTCGGGATCAGTTTTTGCCAGATAACTGAAACGTATTTTGCCTGGTAACGGGCGTCATCAAGTGCATTATGGCGCTCACCTTCGAATGGAATAGCCGTTCTGGCATCGAAGTCTATGGCTTTCCCCAGCTCAACGATTGTGCGCACATCGCGATCGTTGTAGTAACGCCACGGGCAGGGGATCCCCTGCCGTTCGTATGAACGGCGCAAAATCGTGTTGTCGAAGTTGGCTCCATTTCCCCAGACCTGAACAAAGAATTCACCGGAGTTTTCGTCGATAAATTCCCGCAATTGTAACAGTGCATCATCTAACGGGATTTCATCGGTCATAATGGCAGATTGCGCTTCGCGTGATTGCTTAAGCCACCATTTAATGGTGTCCCGATCAATGACTCCGCCAGCAGTTTCCAGATCGATAGTCTTACTAAATTCCGGTCCCATATCTCCGGTTTGCGGATCGAAAAATATTGCACCTATTGAGATAATCGGGGCATCAGGATTTTTTCCCATGGTTTCAAGGTCGATCATTAGATGGTCACACGTCCTGCTGGTGGATGTGATAACGTGATGACCGTTCACCGTAATTAAGGGATCTGCCGTCTCGCCAGTTTCACTATCGCTGGCGTGGTCCTGAGCGCTGCCAGCATTCTCCTTGTGTGGATGTTCAGCGCCTTCCATTTTCTCCGAATCGTCTTCCTGAACTTCAACCAGGTTCTTGTCATCGAATGTTTCCTGGTATGTTGCGTCGCCCATCACCGCGCCACAATCAGGGCAGTTGCCGCCGCCGGTCTGACCGCAGGTGGTGCAGATCTTTTCCGGTTCCTGTTGCACTACTGGTTCAGGTTGTTTCGTTTCTGGCTCGTTTTGTTGCGTATTTGGGCTGTTCTGTTCCGCTTTCTGGTCGTTCTGTTCCGTTTCTGGCTGATTCTGGTACACAGAATCGCGGGTCTGGATCCCCTTAATCCATTTCGGATCATTCGGGTCGCTAATCCCTTCAACAAATTCTCCGCGAGAGGCAGCCAGTAATTTGTCTGCATCGACAGGATTTTGGGGCGGAATGTTTTTCCGGGCTTCATGGAGTTCTGCCCGCAGTTTCTGATATTTCGCATCAACAGAATTTACCTGTGACTGAGCATCCAGCGGCTGCGTGTCCTGATGATGTTCAGTTGCATCCGGTTCCACTGTTTCAGCCGTTGCCTGTTCATCTGCCATTGCGCAAGATGGTTGCGGTTTTTCTTCATCATTTTCTTCTTCTGTTTCCTGCTTAGCAGCCAGTTCGCGGTTAACTTCTTCCAGGATATCTTTTTCCGGTGTATGTCGTGCAGCAGTGAGAGTTTCCTTGCTGGGGTTCTCGTGATCAGTCTCCGTTAAGTAGGCGTTGATATACCCCTGAAGGCGTCCCGGGTAGTGATAAAACTCAGGGTGAGCGCTCCGGATAAGTGCAAAAATAGCGGCGCGGGAATAGTCCAGAATACCCGGGGTTGCGCGAAGTGCTGCGGACCATTCTTTGAACGGACTTTCTCTTTTCAGGACGATTTCTTTTGCGCGACGATAAACGCTGCCCGGAATTTCATAAATATTAAAATCCATCGGAAGTGTGGCTGCTGCAATCTCCACATCCAGCGTATCGAAGGTGTGTACTAAATTCGGATTGCGATCGGTTTTGTTCCCGCCACCGGCATTTGCACCGGAAGCCGTACGGGTGATACGCGAAACACGATTTCCTTTCATCCACTCTTTTGTCAGCAGACCCCGATCAGTGTAGTCAGCGTCCAGGTATGCCTCGAAAAAAGCAGTTATCAGTCCCAGGTCTGAATTACCGGGATTAGGGAAAACTTTGTCAGTGTCGCGTGCCAGTTTATGAAGGTCGCGAATCTCCAGCGGGTCGAGCAGCTTTGTGTTGTGGGAAATGGCCAGGGCAGTAACAGCCGGCAGTTCTTCCGCCCGTGCTATATGTAATGCCTGAAGTTCTTCCCGTGCAACGTGCGTTACTGGTTTTTCGCTGCCGTGTTGCGCAAGCCAGCGAATGGGCAGCTCCTGACCAGAAACCGGCAGGAGCATATTCTCCTCAATCTCCGTCATGTCTTCGCCGTTGACGTTGGTATTGTCAGTACTGGCTGGTTTCTCCTGCACGGAGGGAGAGGGCGCGATAAATACCATTGTAATGCCATCTTCCCCGCCTTTTTCGTATCGGTTGCAGAATTCGGTATCAAACACGCCTTCAGGTGGAAGGTCATTCACAACGGGTAAATGGACGCGAACGGGTTTTTTAAAGTCGTCTTCATCATAATCGTTGTCATCCATTGCGGTAATGCAGCGGGAGATGGCAACAGATAATTTTTTTGCTGTAGTCCAGTAAAAACCACCTTTAATTCCCAGACGTTTTCTGACTTTGTCATTTTTTGCTTCGCAATATAGCGCAAATTCTTCTTTATCAGTGCTCATTGATAAACCTCATTACAGATTTAAGGGTGAACAAATCCCTGCCATTGCTGGCATTTTTAATCCGTTGGTATGGTGTTAATATGGCTGGAGGGTTATCCAGCCGGTGTTTCGTTATTCAGGTACAGCGATACTTTTTTTTACCGGGAGGCATTCACCAGAAATTTTTTGCTCGTCTCTTGCCTGGAGGCAGGATTCTTTACTGGCATAAATTCCGGTAATCACATTCTGTGATTCACCCGTTATAAGAAAAACCGTCATCATCAGTGCAAATGCTGAAGTCATTGACGTTCTCCGAAAATACCAAGTTCAAGAAGAGCAATTCGGGAAAGTATGGAATTATCATTGAGCAGATAAGGCTCATATTTCCTCATATTAATGGCATCTTCAGTAAACTCCCGGTTACTGAGCAGAACACCAATATCAAAACAACCTTCAGACGTATTAACGTTTGGTAATAACGTTTCCATTATCGCGTCCTCAACAATGAATTTTGTGATGCGGTGCCTGGTGCCTCCAGGTGACGTTAACCAGTTAACAATTAACGCCGGATACAGAGAATCCACCCATAACACTGTTTTTGGTTTTAACTGTTCCGCGTGCGCTGAGCCGCATTCACCGCATCACAAAATTCACTTTAAAAAGGGCGGCAGAGCAGCCACGGAGTAAAACTGATACCGCCAAACGTCACCAGAAAATTGATAACAGAGGGCGTTGCAGCGGGGTTGTCACTTAAGCGTATGGTCAACCTGACAACCCGGTGTCCTCAATGGGGAAGGAATAACCCCGCCATACTTACCGCCGCGCCATTTCGCGGATTGCCACAACCGGAAGCGCACGTTCGAAGAAATCTAACGACAAGCCTTCTAAGGGAAAGAGCTTCGCCGTACGCTTTCGCGTTATGCCCTGACTTTTCAGGGAAATATCCTTTCAGTAAACTGTCAGTACCGGATTCTTATCCGTGTCCGGCGCACGACCACACGTGACAGCGTGTTGGTCTCCATTTTTAACCCAGAACCTCAATGGAGGATAAAATGCCAAACAAAAAAAGAAATCCGCTTATTGAAAAACAGATTGAATGCCTGGTAAATCAACTCAGGCAATCAGGGTTATTAAAAACTCATTCAGAGTTGAGGCTCACAGAATCAGCATTCGACGATAAATTAAATAATGTCCTTTATAATGGCATTATTGATTTTAATCGTTCTGTTGGTCGCCGCGGCCCTGCTGGTGTTTCCTTATAATTACCAGTCAATCCAGAGTGGACCGTGTTCAGCGTAAATATAACTGTACACATCCAGATTATATTTGTGGTCTGTTAAGAACAGGCCGCAAATACATGCCGAAGCTTCCAGTGCAGCGGCTCTGTTACTGAATAACCATGTAGCAACATTCCAGCGTTTTTCTGCATCCCAGTCTTTCTCAAGGCCTGATACCATGAAGAAACCGTTAGTGTTGCCATCAAATAATTCTGTTTCCAAATTTTTAAGCAATGCCTGATGGACTCTTGCCAGGTATTCCGCCGGAATTTCGCCACGAATTCTGATGAGATTGTCATAAACAAACATGTTCCCCGCATATGGCGATTTTTCTTTCTTGTTTTTTAAACCAGCATCATGAGCAAACTGATCAATTTCTTCTTCCGTTGGTTTCGTATTGATGTTTTGCGCTGTCGTTTCTGCAATTTTATTTGCCACACTCTCTGAGTCGTGTTTATTTATAGACGCACAGAAATACAATCCGGTAAACGCATCGCGCACATTACGAGCCATATTATCAGTGTCTTTTTTCGTTACCGATTCCAATTCAAGTTCGTTCAGACGATGACGAAGTGTGTGTGCTGCAATCTCCTGGATTGAAGGAGGTAAATCTTTAAATTCCATCGTCAACCTCATCAGTCAGTGTTTCTGGCTAACCAGCGACGCGCGCCAGCTTCAGTTTTAAACGTTTTGCTTCTGGTATACGTCATCGCGGTAAACGTGCCGTCCTGATTGGGAAACACGCCACATACCAGAGATTCGTTGTTGCCAAGATCGATAGTATCCATGCTGACCTCATTTCCCCTTAACGCCGGGGTAGCGGAACAAAAACCTGCTGCATAGTTATTAAAGTTGAACCCTGCCGTCATGTTCTTACGCCTCGGGCTGGCTACTTAACCCCTGACCACTGCCTGGTAACTCGAAGTATTGCCCTGCATTCTGTGAAGCGGGGTGGGTTGCAATGAATATAAGAATATTTAGTTTTGCCGTCAAGTTGAATGTAAATATTTTTAAGATAAAAGGCCGACAAAGCCGACCTCTGATTACAGGGCAAAGCGGGAGCTAGAGGCTGAACTGAACACCTTTTGCTACAGCAACGATGTTACATTCCGGTGTAAGTAAGGATGATTGATAGCGTGGGTTAAGGGGGGCTAAGTACACGAGCTTTCCATCAATAACTAATTTTTTTATAGTCATGGATGGTTCGTTTGTGAGTGGATCTGGGACTATTACTGCGACGATGCTACCATTTTTATATTTTTCGCCAGGCCTCATGATCACTGTGGCTCCAACTGGAATGCTTGGGGACCCTGATGGATTGTGCATAGTATCATCAGGCATTGAAACGGCAAAATCTCCCTCCTTGACATCAAAGAATGTGGTGATCCTGTCGACAGTTCCCATAGTTTTCTCTCCTTTTAATATTAGGAAAGAAATCGCTTCTCCCCAAGAAAGGTATGGGATTTGGGTACCTGGATTTTTCTGCACAAGGGATGATTCAGGAGATGATACTCCATACAGGAGATAGGACTCAGTAGTGCCTAGTGCTAGGGCTAATTTACTAAGAGCTTTGCTACCTGGTTCGTTTAGATCTTTCTCCCAGTATCCTATTGTTACCCCAGTTACGCCAGAAAGCTTGCCAAGTTCAACTTGGGTCAGACCTTTGTCTTTTCTGAGTTTCTTAAGCCTAATGCCAAGGCTTTCCATTATTTTCTCCCGCGAATTGAATATAAATTATTTTAGATTGTATTGACCTAAAAAAAATTACCCTTTAATCTAAAAATACTTAGTTTTAAGGGGGTGAAATGCGAGTTGATGAACTTGTCCAGTTTTTTGGTTCTGTCCAAAGAGTCGCTGATTTTTATGGGGTAACCCGAGAAGCTATATACATGTGGCGTAAGCGTCCCGGCGAAATAGTTCCCAAGGGGAGGGCTGCTGAAGCAGTTGCATACTCCAAGGGAAAATTATCGTTGAACCCAGAACTTTACAAAAAGAAGGATAACACCTCGAACGAAAGGAAAAATGATTCATGAAAATCAAACATGAACACATCCGCATGGCGATGAATGCCTGGGCATATCCTGATGGTGAGAAAGTGCCTGCAGCTGAAATAGCCCGGACTTATTTCGAACTTGGGATGACGTTCCCGGAACTGTACGACGACAGCCATCCGGAAGCCCTGGCCCGTAATACCCAGAAAATTTTCCGCTGGGTGGAGAAGGATACGCCTGATGCGGTTGAAAAAATTCAGGCGCTGTTACCGGCGATCGAAAAGGCGATGCCGCCTTTGCTGGTGGCCCGTATGCGCAGTCACAGTTCTGAATATTACCGGGAGATCGTCGAACGACGGGATCGGCTGGTGAAAGATGTGGATGATTTTATCGCTGTAGCGATCGCCTGGGGCACCCTGACTAACAGTGGTGGTCAGCCTGGTAATGCAGTTGTTGTGCATTGACCAACAATATTTATACCGGATTTCTTTCGGAAGTTCGTGGGTAAAGTTCGGTATCAGAAGAGGTGAGTATGGCTAATGCCTGGCTCAGATTGTGGCATGACATGCCAAATGACCCCAAGTGGCGAACGATTGCCAGGGTATCAGGACAGCCAATCGCAACAGTGATGGCAGTGTATATCCATCTTCTGGTGAGCGCGTCACGAAATGTCACGACATGTCACGGCGTGTCACTACGTGGTCACATTGATGTCACGACGGAAGATTTAGCAAGTGCGCTTGATGTGACGGAAGACGTAATTGATTCAATTTTGCATGCAATGCAGGGGCGGGTTCTGGATGGTGACCTTATTTCCGGATGGGAAAAACGTCAGGTGCTGAAAGAGGACAATGGTAACGTTTCGCAAACGGCAAAATCCCCGGCAGAGCGCAAGAGAGCGCAGCGGGAGCGGGAAAAGCTGCGGAAACATAATGCTGATTGTCACGATGAGTCACGACGTGTCACGCATCTGTCACGACAAGTCACGACAGATAAAGATACAGATACAGAATTAAACCCCACACATAACGCGCGCGAGAGTATTCCGACCAGTGAGTCGAATGGTGCGCCGTTGCAGACAGCCGAACCTGAATACCTGGACGGCCTGAGCGAACCGATCGGGAAATTTTCGATGACTACTGTCTGGCAGCCGTCGCCGGATTTTCGACAACGGGCAGCAGTGTGGGGTATGGCTCTGCCTGAGCCGGAATTTACACCTGCTGAGCTTGCCGCATTCCGGGATTACTGGATGGCGGAAGGGAAGGTTTTCACGCAGGTTCAGTGGGAGCAGAAATTTGCCCGCCACGTGCAGCACGTCAGGGCACAGGTAAAACCAGTCAGCAAGGGGGTAAGCCATGCAGCACCAGGTGGCACGGCATCACGGGCAGTTCAGGAAATCCGGGCAGCACGCGAACAGTGGGAACGTGAAAACGGATTTATCAGCAACGGAAACGGCCTGGAAGCTGTGGGAGCTTATGGGGGAGGTGTATTCGAACCGCTGGACTCAGAAGAACGGGGCCGCACCTTCGAAGCTCTGGATTGCCCAGATTGGTGCGATGACTGAACAGCAAATCCGTCTGGTCTGCCGTCAGTGCATGGACCGCTGCCGGGCGGGTGAAACGTGGCCCCCGGACCTGGCTGAGTTTGTTGCGCTGATTTCGGAGAGTGGGGCAAATCCATTTGGTCTTACGGTGGATGCCGTGATGGAAGAGTACCGGCGCTGGCGCAATGAATCCTGGCGATACGACGGGAGTGATAAATACCCGTGGCCACAGCCTGTGCTGTACCACATCTGCCTCGAAATGCGTACCAGAGGGATTGAGCGCCAGATGACGCAGGGTGAGTTAAAACGACTTGCGGAACGGCAACTGACGAAATGGGCAAAGCATGTTGGTAACGGGATGAGTGTTCCGCCAGTGCGACGACAACTGGAAGGGGCGAAACACCCGCAAGGGCCAACGCCAATTGAACGGCTGAAACAGGAATACGAACGCCGGAAGGCAGCTGGTTTTATTTGAATCTGAGAAACGATTTTATCGGAGGAAATTTTAATGGAAACCGTATTTGACGCACTGAAAGCACTGAAAAGAGCCTCTTCACAGGTAGTGGCGGCCCGCCTTGGAATCAGCCGTGAAGATGCGGTCAACGAACTGTGGAAACTGAAGCGCCGCGGTGAAGCGGATAACAAGGGGTCGATGTGGTGGCTGATTCAGGCTGGTGAAAGTGAACCGGTGTCACCGGTACCGAAAGTGACAGCGAAAATGCTGACTGAGGCGATTGAACAACATGGCCCACAAACGGCGGATGAGCTGGCACTGATGTTCGGGATTACCTCCCGCCGGGCGAATTCATCGCTGGCCATGGCAATCAGCAAAGGGCGTCTGATTCGCGTGAATCAGGGCGGTAAATTTCGTTACTGCATACCGGGTGCTGATTTACCGGCAGAGCCGGAAGCTGCATCCGTAGTGGAAACCGATGGTAAAGCCTTTCCTCAGCCAACAGGTGTTGCGTTACCAGTCCGGGAAGCGGAAACACAGGAAGAAATAAAAACTGAAAGTGTGGCGGTCACAGTGCAGTCACAGCCGTTGTTCACCAGAAAACATCCGGATGGTCTGATTTTACCATCGCTGCATGTGGCTAACCGCGAGCTGCGCCGGGCAAAAGGTCAGGTTCAGAAGTGGGAGCGTGTCTGCGCCGCGCTGCGGGAGCTGAACAAGCACCGGGATATTGTTCGGCAGATTGTCGATTCATCCGGTCGTATTGTGTCGGAAAAGTGATTGCCGGAGGCGCTTATGGCAAAAGTATTTACACCAGAAGAGCGGGAAGAAGTGAGGGCGCGCATTGTGGAATTCGTGCGCCTGAGCGGACGAGAAACTTTTCGACAACTGGCAGATAAAACGGGTGTCAGTAAGACCGCTATTCGTCGTTTATCTGGTGCGCTTGCGGCCAGTGGTGATGTCTGGCTCTCTGGTTGCGGGGTATTTCTATCAGAGCAGGCGTATCGCGTATGGCGTAAGACACCGGAGAAGGCTGCTGACCCGACACTGATTCGAAAGTTACCTGACGGAGAAATACGTCGTTACAACAGACGGCAGAACATAATTTGTCGTGAGTGCCGCCAGAGCGAAGTTATGCAGCGTGTGCTGGCGTTCTATCGGGGTAATTTTCAGGAGGTGATGGAGTGAGGGTGAGGGTTTATATCGCCGGTCCGATGACCGGGTATAAAAATTTCAACCGTGAGGCGTTCCACAAGGCGGAAGAGGAACTGAAACGGGAAGGGCATACAGTCTTAAACCCGGCAGTACTTCCGGACGGGCTGACACAGCCGCACTACATGGATATTTGCATGGCAATGATTCGTTGCGTGGATGCGATTTACATGCTGAATGGCTGGCAGCGGTCAGCGGGCGCTAAGGCAGAGCTGGCACTGGCGGAGAAACTGGGACATACGGTGATTTATCAGGAGGTGGCTCAATGAGAGAGGTTAACTATGAGGCGCTTCGTGAAGCAGCAGAGAAAGCAACTAAAGGATGCTACATCGTAGGGCATACATCGGGCAATCAGCATGGGAATATAACAGGAGTTTTTGTTTGTCAAAAATGGAAAGGAGAACCCGGTGGCGTAATTGCAGAATGTCATGTTAACTGCCTGGTTGAAACAGATGCTCAGGCTTACGCAAACGCTGAATTTATTGCTGCCTTTAATCCAAATGTTGCGCTGGCACTACTGGATGAACGGGAAAGAAACCAGCAATACATCAAATCACGCGACCAGGAGAACGAGGAGATTGCGCTTACGGAAGGGAAGCTGCTAATCGAAAACGGCCGGCTTGTTGCCGATACGCTACGCCACTTAGCTGATAACGAAATCGACTCTGATTATTTTGCTATCACCTCAACGAATGAGAACGGTACTGAAATTGATCATGAGATGGCTATTACCGATTACGCACTGCAAGCTGCCGGAACTGTAGACGAATTGGTTGCGGCGTTGGAATCCGCAGAGAAGCGCATTGCAGAACTGGAAGCACGGGAAATATCGCTCCCAGAACGTAGCAGCATGCTTCATCGAACAGATTTTCACGATGATTACCAAACGGTAATGGCATACAAAGTTTCTGAAGTCATCGCTGCAATCCGCGCCGCTGGCATTCGCATCAAAGGAGAGGAGCATGGAAATAAAACCAGAAGATGAGTTAAGCAATATCGTTTTATTTCCGGTAAAAGAGGATGACCCACGTAATCAGGTTAATTTTCTCTATGAGCCATCGGAAAGACCATATTGCCATCACGCCTCTGTCCGGGTTGACGAAAAAGAGCGTCAGGTCCGCTGTAAAATCTGCGGTGCAGTTGTGGAGCCATTTGACTGGATGCTCTCTGTGGCGAAAAGAGAAACCAGACTGGCAGATGATGTAAGGATCTTGCGCCAGGAGGAACGGGAAAGGCGGAGAAATATAGAAAAGCTAATTCAGATTGAGCGTAACGTGAAAGCGCGGATACGCAGGGTGACAAAATCCAGAACTGAATAATTAAATTTAGCTCTGTTAAAAATTTAATCCTTAACCGGAGGTATATCAATGTCAAACGCACAGAAAGTTATTAACGCTGAAAAATATAACGAGTGGGTGAAAAAGTTCTCAGAGCAGATTTTTAAAATTACTGGCGACGAGAATGCGGCAAAAAATGAATTAGAGCCGTGGACACCTGAAGGTGTCGACCCAAATTATTGCTGGTGGGATGTTGATCCAGTTGATGCTGCAAATGAAGCTATGAGTTATCACAACGATTAATGTCAGGAGGCCGCCCGAAAGGGCGGTAATGAAAAGTGACTGAATTAACCAAAGAGAAATTAATCGAAGAAGCCAAATTAAAAATAGCGATTGCGAAATGCTACCCCAATTCAGGGATGGCACGGGTATAGGGCGAGTTATTCAAAATTGCACTGGCATAGCTGGAAGCAGATCCAGTTAAACGAGTTAACTCAGATCAGATGCACCGAGTCTGCTTAGAAGCTAATCGCTATTTAGATAAATATGACGCGATGGCGAAAGAGGTAAATAAGTTGCTTGGACGCATCGCCCCGCCAGCGCCAGTATTTAACGGCGAATACGGTGACGCATATCAGGGCGCTCGTGAAGACCTGTCCATCTGGAAACGGCGAGCGCTTGAAGCTGATGAGCACGTTCGGCGACTGGAGCAAATCAATGACCACATGGTGAAAGAGGCGCAGGGAGAATCACGCATGGGCGAGCCTGTAATACGTGAGCCAGCACCGGTAGTGCCTGAAGAAGCAACTCCGGAAAACGTAGAAATGCTCTCTGGCTATGTTTCAACGTACAAATTAACCGATAGCGAGCGCGATATTGCTGCCGAAATATGGAACGCCTGCCGCGCCGCCATGCTTCAGGCTGGAAACTTTCGGGAAAATAAGGGTTCGTCAACCAATAATTTTCGGGAAATCTCGGAAACGTCAACCAACTATCCGGTAACTCCGGATGGTTGGATAAGCTGTAGTGAGCGAATGCCGGATGATGGTCAGCACGTAATTATTTTATGTGATGGCGCATTCGTTCTTTATGCGCAATATCGAGACGGTGAGTTTTTTGATGTAGTCCGTAATGGTGATGAATTTTTCGAAACACAGAGCCGCAATGTAACCGACTGGATGCCGCTACCAGAACCGCCGCAGGAGGTGCGCCAATGATCTGGCCTGAAGCCTTTGCAATTACAGGCGTTGCTATAGCTATTGATTTTTTAGTATATGTTATTTGTCGGTGGGGGTAAAAACGTTCGCCGGGATTCACACCAAAGGAGGGAATATGTCGGATGATATTTCACTGGCAATGGAAGGTGCGCTGGCTGTTATTGCTGTTGTGGGCGTTTACTGCCTGGTTGTGTTTTTGATGGATCGACTAGGGAACTGAATTCATTACGATATGGGAATTCCCATATCGGGTAAAAACGGTTTGCGGTAAAGCGAGAGTTAAGTAGAATTGCTGCGGGTGCTTGAGGCTATCTGTCTCAGGCATGAACACCAAAAGGCAGATAGAGAAAAGCCCCAGTTAACATTACGCGTCCTGCAAGACGTTTAACATTAATCTGAGGCCCAATCTATGCTTCACAAACGTAGGTTAGCCTCTTACGTGCCGAAAGGCAAGGAGAAGCAGGCTATGAAGCAGCAAAAGGCGATGTTAATCGCCCTGATCGTCATCTGTTTAACCGTCATTGTGACGGCACTGGTAACGAGGAAAGACCTCTGCGAGGTACGAATCCGAACCGGCCAGACGGAGGTCGCTGTCTTCACAGCTTACGAACCTGAGGAGTAA